CAGCCCGCCATTGCGCACGAGCCATTGCACGAGCGACGGCGCCGCGTTGTCGGCTTCCACTTCGCGAGCCACGGCGCGGGCGGCTTCCTCAATCTGCCGCGCCCGCTCCTCGCGCGTCATGCCCATGCGCTCGGCGCGCACGGCCGCAAACTCGTCGGGCGAAAGCTCGCCGCCATCCGGCCGCGTCGGGAGGTTGAACAGCGGCGACGATGGCCGCGAGCCGCCAACCGGCGCACCGTTCAGCGCCTCGATAAAGTCATCCGGCGCGGCGCGCGCTACCGCGTCCCGCACCTCCGCCCGCATCACGTCGAGCGGAACCTGTATCTGGCGCCCCGCCGCCACGTCCTGCGCGGCAAGGTCCACGATGCGCGCCGCGACCTCCGGGCGAGGCTGCAAGCGCCTATCGAAAGCGCCAGCCACACCACCGAAGGCCGCGCCCAGAACGGCACTCACGGCAAAGTCTAGCGCCACCTGCCCAGCCGTGATTTCGTCCCCGAACTCGGCTTGCGTGCCGTAGATGAACGGCGCCGCCACCACCGCGCCGCCCGTGGCGTCAATGCTGCCCCGGACCGCGCCCATGGCCACGCCAGGCCGCGCCAGCACCGCAGCACTCCGCGCCGCCCCGGCCGCCTGTAGCGCCCTCCCAGCCGGCCCAGCGACGGGCAGGAAGTTGAGCGGGTCCAGAAGGCTGCCCGCGATCATGCCGCCGAACTGCGCGGCGGTTTCGAGCGCGCCCGCGTCACGGCCCGACAGGATGCGCTCGCGGTAGCGGTTTTGGTCAAACACCTCCGCCATGGCCCGCGCGCGGCCCTGCGTCATCCCGGCATCCCAAGAAATGCCGTCACGCGCGAAGCCCGAGGTTTGCCATTCCTCACGCGACAGCGGGCGAGGGTCTATCGCTTCCTCTCGCGCCGCCCGCCCGCGCGCGTCCAGCACGCCCGGCACGCTGTTCCACCAGCCGGTTCCGACCGATGCGCCGAGCCCTTCAAGGAACGAAGGCCGCCGCCCGCCGAGCGCAAACGCCTGCGCCTCCGGCGTGGAATCCGGAAGGTCCGGAAGGCCGTCAATCGTCATTGGAGCGTAGGCACCATGGACGGCGCCTGACGCTCAGGCCGCCCGCTCGGCGCGTTCGGCGCGACAGGTGCCGGCCGCGCGTTGCGGATCGTGTCCAGATCGGCGCGCATGATGACTTCGCGCCGCCCGGCCCTGCCCAGCGCCACAAGCCCATACTGGCCATAACCGAGGTTGACCCACTCCGCCGAGCGGATCGCGTCGCGCCGGTCCATCGCCTCGCGCACGCGATCCGCCCCCTGCGCCGGGTCCACGTTGAGCCCTTCGAGCGCCGTAGCGCGCAGCCGCGCGAGCCCGTCGCGCATCTGCCGCTCCGTGATTTCGGCAGTCGGGAAGAACACCCGCACGCCCGTTGCGTTGATGACGCCGCGCCCGAGGTTTAGGTCATCTTGCGCCGCCTGCACCGCGCGATCCGGCGTCATGCCCTGTGCGATCAGCGCCGCCGCGCCGCGCTGGATAATGTCCATGTCGCGGTTGAGGATGCTCAGATGCTCGGCGCCCGCGATGCGGCCTTGCTCCGCCACCACGCCTTGCACGCCTCGCCCGCGCGCCGTGGCCAGCGCCGCATTGAGTGCCGTTGTCGTGCCCGCGTCGCGCGTCACGGCTGACACGTCCACTTGTAGCCGTTCCAGCGTGCGCCGCGCGGCTTCCATCTGCGCAAAGTCGCCGCTCCGCACCATGTCACCCACGCGCGCCAGCGTGCCCGCAGGAAGCCGCCCGCTCTCGCCCCGCGCCGCTTCGAGCTGCCCGAAGGTCGCTTGCCGCGCGCCAGCATCGGACATGCCGGCGATGCCCTGGATCAGCGCCATTTGCGTATCCACGTCCGCGCCGACAAACTGCCGCGCCACGGCGCCCGCTTCCGCCCGCGTCATGATGCTGACCGGCCGCCCGTAGTGAAGCGAGGCCGCCGCCGCCGCGTCGGAACGCGCGTTGAGCGAGGCCGGATCAGTCAGGTTCAGCGCCGGCAACCGGCCCACAATGCCGTCAGCCACCGCGCGCCCGAGGCCGTCTTGCGCCACGTCGCGTTGCTGCGCTTCCGTGATGCGCGCCAGCCGCTCGAACTGCGCCAGCGCCTCCGGCGTCGGGTTAGCGCGCAATTCGCCTTGCAGCCGTTCCAGCTCCGCCGCTTGCCGCTCAGCAGGCAGCGACACCCATCCGCCAATCTGCCGCGCGTCCCGCTCCAGCCGCGCCACCACAGGCTCTAGCGCCGTGCCGCGCGCGCTCTCGCGCAGCGCCGTAAGCCGCTCCTCCGGGATGAGCCCGCGCAGCATCAGGTTATCAATCTGGCCAATCTCAGCCGCAACCGCCCGCTCGCGCTGCGCCGTCACCGCCATGGCCCGCGCCGCCGCCGCGTCCTGCCGGTTCATCGCGCTGACCAGCAGCGACGCCCGCCGGTCGGCATCGAGCCCCGGCGTAAGCGCCGGATCGTTCAGCAGCCGGATTGCCTCGCCCGGATTGTTCACCATGGCGCGCGTCACACGCGCCGTGGATACCTGCGTTTGGAACCTATCGCGCAGTTGCCGCGCCTGTAGCGGGTTGAGACTGCCCGCCGCTTCGAGCGCCAGAATGGACCGCTCCGCGTCATCCACCGCCGAAGCGGCCTCCGCCGGGTTGCGAGCCGCCGCCGCCGCGTTCGCGTAGGTTTCTAGCCCCGTTTGCAGATCGGCAATGCGCGCCTGCTCGCCACGGCGCCGCGCCTCTTGCGCCACCGCCACGCCGCGCACGCTCAGGATTTCGCCGGCCCGGTTTTCCCAATCGCGCCGCGCCGAGCGCGAGAGCCCTGCCCCCTCGCCCACCTGCCGCACGATCTCGCCGCCTTCGGTGCGCCAAGCCTCTAGCGCCGTTGCGCTATCCCGCAGGTCGCGCCCCTCGAAGTTGAGCGACAACTCGCCCAGCCGTTCGGTAAGCTGCGCCTGCGCCCGGCTAGTGGCCGCCGCATCCTCGGCGCGCTTCTCCAAAAGCCCAAGCTGAAACACCGCCTCGCCAAGCTGCGAAGCCGCGCGCCCCGGCGCTGCCGCCGCGTCAAGCGACAGCCCCGGTCCCACATCCACACCACCCGGAACCCGGCCAATGCCAGAGGGCCGCGCAAAGCCAGCGGGGCGCAGGTCAATAGTGCTCATCCGAACATCCCCGCCCGGCCCGCGCCGCCCAGCAGTTGCGATCCCGCTTGGAAGTAGCTGGCTGTTCGCGCCTGTCGCCCGGCAAACTCCTGCGCCGTGGCCGCGTTGCTCGACGCAGCCAAGCCCGCATCACCGCGCCACCGCTCTAGCCGCGCTTCCTCCCGCAGCCGCGCCGCATCCGCGAGCGCGCCCATGCGGATCGTCTCCGCCTCGATCTCCGCCTGCCCAACCTGATAGGCCAGCACTTCCAGCGGCGAGCCTTCCAGCGTCACCCCACGGCCCGCCAGCGTGGCGCGGTCCTGCCCGATGGCCAGCCGGTCCGCCTCGCGACGCCGCGCAAGGTTGAACGCGCCGACGCGCTCGACCTCATCGGCGCCGCGCTCCATCTCGATAGCCTGCCGATACGCCAGATCGCGGTTTGCCCGCCCCTGCATCCGCGCAAGCTCGGCATTGTAGCGCGCCGCCTGGTTTGCAGCCGCGCCGGCCTGTAGCGATCCAATCGCCGCAAGCCCCATCCCTGCCCCAAGCAGCCAGCTCATGCGCGCCTCACTCGTTGGCCGTGACGCGCGGCACCAAGCCAAGCAGCGTCATCGGTAAAGGCTGATCGCACTCAATCACTATCCGGCACTCTCTATCCCACAACGGCGGGAACGGCACCACAATTTCTCCAGTAAAAGCCGGAACCGCCACGTCCATCAAATCACTACCAGCGCGGAACTCCAAGCGTTCCAGCCGCTCGCCCTCCGGCCGATTGTAGCCATAGCGGCCACCAACACTTTCAAACAACCGGATACCAAGCTCTCCAATACGACGCCGCCTAGTTTGTGCCGTGCCGTCAGCCGCCCCGGCCTCAATATCCAAAGTCTCTAGTCGCGTCGGAATAGCAAAACCCAAAACAACATTAGAAGCCGCCCGATTGAGAGTTGCTTGCCCGCCTGCTGTTACTGTCACATCAGGATGCGCCGAGCCATCAGCCAAAACACTGACTGTCTGGTTAGCCAAATGTCCAAGGCCCGTGATGACGTTTGCGGAAGCGCCTTCGTAAGCAATCCACGAGTCCAAGAACCGCGCGGCAACAACGCTAGTCCCGCTTGCATAAAACTCCGCGCCAACACGCTCAACATGGCGCCGAATACCGCCAGCGCCATAATCGCGCTCAACCAGTATCCACACCTCATCAGCAATCCCGCTTGGAATAGTGGCCACGCTCAGCACTTTGGCAGACGGCCCGCCGACCGGATGCCGGTGCCAAGCAACAACCGCCTGGTCCTTCATGTAAGTGAGCGCCACAAGCAGCCCACTATCCAAGACAACCCACAGCAACCGCCAAGGCTCTTGCTGCCACGCCATGTCTTTGACACCATCGCGCAGCAAATGTGAGGCATACAAAGACAACTCCGGCGACGTAAAGCCATCAGATTGAAAGTCATAAGCAATTTCAAACACGCGACGCCGCGCGCGCTGAGCGTAAACAACAGCGTTTCCAATTTGCACGGCCGGAACATTTTCGGCCGAGCCAATAGTGGACTGCCGCCGCGCCGTCACATTGCTTGGCGTAAGCGCCTCGCCGTCGCGCGATGCTTGAATAATAAACTCGCCGCCTGCCGTGCCGACAATCAATTCCCGCGCCGACTTCATCCAGCGGATCGCGTTCATATCGTCGGCATTGATCGTGACCGTAATCGCGTCCGAGCCCGCCACGCCCGGCGTGAACAGGTCGAAGGCTGCCGACTGCGACGCCCACAGGGTTTGTGGCTGCTGCGGACTTCCCGCATACCAAAGCCGCCCATCGTGGAACGTCACGGTCCGAGGGTAATTGCCCGTGAACCACGATCCCAGCCGGAAGCCGGAACTCGCGGTAATTGCACCAAAATTGCTCTCAACTGTACAGGTTACGACCGTGGCCGAGGTGAAAGCGGTAATCCGCGCCCAGCCCCACGTTGCCGCATGCCGCACGCGGATCAGCCGCCCCACATCGTTAGCCGTGAACAGCGCCGCCGAAGCCGTGAGCGTCACGCTCGCGCCGCTAACCGCGCTCGGCGTAATTGTTGGCGTCGTCTGCTCGTCCAGATACGGGCCATCACGGAACGTGGACACCGTGAGCGTCCAAGCCGTGTCCGCCGTGCGCGACAACCGAAGCGGCGCGAAGTTGGGATGCGCCAAATACAGCACATCGGCCGACTGCGCCCATTGGATGCCGGGCAAGTCCGCCAGCGTGAAGCTATTCGCGATCTCATACGGCACGCCCGGCGAGGTCTCGATGATGCCGCCGTTGCGGTAGAACCGGAAATAACCGGCCCCGCACTCGATCACGTAGCTTTGCACCGTCGAGAACGTGAACGGGATCAGCCGCGCCACTTGGTCGGTTTTGGTTCGCGCGATGAATTGCGCGCCAGGCCGCCGCGTCGCCGCGCCCGTGACCAGCGGAAACACGTTCCGCATGGTGCGGCAGCCCGACGAATAGCGCTGCAAATCCACGCGACCATACAGGCGCGGATCAATCTCTCCCGCGTTGAAGCTAGAAATAAGTGGAGCCTGACGCGGCATTAGTAGCGCGTCACCATAATGCGCGCCGCAAGCCAATCGTCAGCGTTGAGCTTTTCGTCCTGCGACTGTTCTTTAGCATCCATCGCGCGGCCCAGCCGCAACGTGGCCTGATACTGCGCCTCCAAGCTTTCCTTCATGGAAGCGGAGCCCGGAATACTAGCCGCACAATCCGCCGCAAGCCGGATTGTAATGGCCTCCGCAAGCAGCGGGTCCATGAGGCCTGGGTCTTCAATCAGCGCCACATAGCGCACGCGCAGCGGCCCCGCCGCATCCGTCAGGATGTGCCGCCCCTCGACGCGCCAAGGCTCGCCGTAAAGGTCATCAGCCTCGATGCCCGTGACCATGAGGCAATCAACCGGGAGCAAAAACTGCCGCGCATAGCCCCAGGCCGGCGCGGTCGCGTCCGCCGCCAGCAACGCCCGCCGAGTTGCGCTGTTCCAGAACCCCGAGCGCAACACCACATCGCGACTTAGGGCATACTGCCGCGACATGATGCGGCCAGGCGGCGTGTCATCCGCCAGAGACACAATCGGCGCCTGACCAAGCAGGTCAAGCGCGCGGTTACAGATCGCGACAACCGATGCAGGCATGGGCGAAAGGGGCGGGTTTCCCCGCCCCCTCCCTGCTTAGGAGTTTTCAACCCACTGGAACAGGAGAACCAGACGCCCCGAGGCCGGCAGAGCCGCCGCCGCGACAGTCAGGATAATCTGTTCATTGGCCGTAAGCTCGGCGCCCGTCGCGGCATTAAGCGCGAAGAACGTCCAAGCGTCCGCCGTGGTGTAGGTCGCGGCGGCGCGATACTTGCCAGCCGCGCCAGGGATGCCGATGGCAACCGTAGCCGTGCCGCCAAGCGTCACCGAGGAGTTGAGGCCGCACAGGATCACACGAGCGCCGCGAGGAATTTGGATCGGCGCCGTGTAGGTGCCGGCCGCGTCCGACGCGAGCGTGAACTCGGCGACCGCAGTCCGCACCTTGCCGCCCTGGACCGCAAGCGGGACGTTGCCGCCCGCAAAGTTGCCCGTTGCAGCCGTATTTGCGTTGACGAAAGGCATTGCCGTTTCTCCTTACGCGACGCCGATGACGGTCGGGCTGCAACGAATGTCCACAACGCGCACCTCTTCCATGCGCGCGGCGCCGAAGCTGGCGCGCATGTAGACGCGAGTGTTGAAGCCCTTCGTCGGGTCCTGAGCCGCCTCGACAACGGGATTTTCCATGCGAGCAAAGAGCATCCCCTCGCGATGCCACGCCGCAATGCGGCGATCCGTCGCAACCGGGAGGTCCGTGCTACGCACACGAATGAAGTTGAAGCCCATGAAGCTGTTGACTTCACCGTTCACCAGCGCGCGCACAGTGTTGAAGTCTGCGCTGGAGACCGCGGTATCGCGGAGCAGGCCGTTGATCTCGCGCTGAGAGCAGGCGATGAAGAACCCGTCTTCGCCAACCTCAGCGTCAAGCAGAAGCTCGCGAGCGCGGCGCAGCTTCGCAACCGTCAGGCCGCTAGCCGAAGCCGAGCCCGTTTCCACGAAATCCACCGGCACCACCTGGCCAGCAGGGAACGGAACGAGCGTGGCGCCCGTCTTGCCGGTCGGAGCGTCCGCAAAGAACGCGCTAAGGATCGTGCGATCCATGCGGCGGTTCATCGCAGCAGCAAACGCCCGCACATAGTCAGACTGCGGATCCGTCAGCATGCGGTTCACGTCCTGCCGGTCAACGATCTCGGCAAGCTCCCAATCTTCCGCGTTCACGCGGCGACGAGAGTGCGGAACCTCCGTGAAAGGCGTGTCAGCATGACGCGCAACGCGCGCGACAGCCTCAACGACGCCAATCTGGTCAAAGAAACCAAATTCGCCCGACAGGGTTTCGTTGCGGCACGCGCCAACAAGACGGCTTTCCGTCTGCTGCGCGAGCATCATCACGTTGGAAGAAAACTGGTTTACAAGTGCGCGATCAACCTGCGTGGACATGATGCCCCTCGAATAATCGCGTTGCGACTACTCGGCAGGGTTGTCAGCGCAAGTGCTGGCCCTTCCTTCCGGGATGGCCGCCCCGGCAGGCGGGTGGAATTACCCACCAATCAGCGGGCCATTACTGGTTGTCCGCAAGCCGCCTAATAACACATTGCAGGCGGCTTGCAAACACAAACGCTATTTTAGCCGAAACGGGCAAGCTCTTGGTGCAGCCGCGTTACGCGCGCCACAGTATCGCGGTGCGACGCATGCCGCTTGTCCCAATACGGACTAGACCGCTCGCCCATGATTTCATTGATCTCGGCGCGAATAGCCTCGGGCGTGCGAATACCAACAGGCGCCCCGCCCATACCGGCTGGCGCATCTTCCGCCATCGCCGCGCCGATCTTGGCAAAGGCGCGCGCCAACCGTGGATCGTTTCCGAGCCCCGCTTCAGTTAGCGCCGCCACAAGCTCCGGCCCGCCAAACTGCGCAATGGCCCGATTGGCGTAGCCGAGTTGAGCCTCAAACTTGTCGCCCCAATCCTTCCGCAGCGCCGCCTCAGCCTCGGAACGCTCGACGCCGCGCCCTTCCGCCGTCGCCTTGGCCATGCGCTCGGCAAGCCCGGCCGCCTGCTGCGGCGTAAGCCCCAGATCGTGCGCCCAGCCTTGCAGCGTGCCCGTCATGGCCTCGGGCCACACGTCGCCGCTCATGCCCT